AAGATACATTTTTACCAGCGATTGAAGTCTCGTAATTTGCCCAGTCAGTAGCATTGATGTGGTATAGGTTTTTAGCGTTTAAGGTATCAACGTATTTGTCAAAAGTATCTTGACCTACGAATAATACTTGATTTGCAGCAGACTTAACCTTAGCTGGTCTAGCGTTACAGATATCAGTAATCAATCCATCAACGTTTCCAGATGCACCAGCAGTAATTGCAGTAGCACCAGAAGCGTTACCATCTACCGCAGTAGCAGCATCGTCAATAATTTTTATTAAACCGTTGTAACGATTAATATAAACGTTAGCCGAACCCGTGTTCCCTTGCCAATCCGCAGTCTCGTTATGCTCCATAATAGTCTTAATTACAGATTCAGCAACTTCAGATTCAAACATCATATCTTCAGTTTCAGCATTACCAGCTCTAAGCATAATTTGCGTGTACTTAGGGATAAGGTCTTTCATACAAAATCCAGAGAAGTAAGTAATTTGTCCTACTGTTAAGTTTCTGTCGCTGAAAGTAACATCTCCAGAAGCAGACACAGCACAAGAAGAACCATCTTGTGGAAATGCACTAACCGCTAATAGATGCAAAGCATCAGTCTTTTTTACTCCAGATTGAAGTGTGAAGTAATCACTTGACGTTTTCTCAAAATATAATCTTGAGATTAAGTCTGTCGATTGTTCGTTAACGTAATTCGTTAAACTTGATACATCAAAACTCATTTTTCTATTTTATTTATTTATTTGCTCTAATAATAGCACCCATATTGGCAGCTCTTTCTGCTCTGCTAAGTGCCTTAAATTCTTGTGGCTTAGAAGATGTTGATGGCTCAGCCTTAACAATCTCTTCCAATTCCTCTCCTACTTTGTTGAGTGTAGCAGAAAACTCATTTTTTAATTCTTCTTTGCTGTTTTTAATCTCAGCTAATTCTGTTCTCAAAGTTTCGTTCTCGGACTTGATAAGATCTAAAGATGCAGTAAACGCTTCAGCATATTGTGCCATAGCTTTTTCAATCATCTCATTTAACATTTCGGAAGTAAACTCATTATCGTATGTTTCTTCTTCCACTTCTTCGCCCATAGCTTGTATATTTACAACAAGACCACCAGCAGTTTCAATGATAGTACCATCAGATAATTCGTGAATTCCGTCTGGAGCTGCAACTTCGCCTTCTGGCATTACAACAACTAAAGCAGTACCTTCTGCAAGTGTACCTTCCCATTTTACAATAGTTCCATCTACCAAAGTGGCTTCTTCAAAATTCTCCTCTGTTGGAGTTTCATCCACCTCAGCATCTGAAAACACAGATTTTAAAGTGCTTATAACACTTTCTAAGTTTAATTTATTCATCTTTTTAAATTTATACGGTTCTAAATCAAATACACCCTCAACGCTAAAACCTTTTAAAATACCTTCCTCTTTAACTTTTGCCCACGCTTCGTCATTCTCCACTTTTGCTGCGATAAACCAAGTTCCGTCAGCTACATTCTCAAAACCAGAGGGGGCTGAGATTCCGAGTTCGGCATCAGTTATAAAGGATTGATATATATAAACTCCATCAAGTATCTTGAAAGCGTTATGTTGCTCGTTGAAATTATTGTGTTTGTTTTCTTTAAATAATTTTTGTACGAGTGCTTTGATAGTCTCTTTTTTGAAGATAGCGTAATACTCACCTCTCTCGTCTCTTCTGTAGATTGGTAGATCTGGAATCATTGCTGCTCCCATTACAATACGCTTATCTTCATTAATAACCTCAAATTTATGTGGAGCAAATGCTTGATAGTTTAGTCCTATTGCTGGGCTGTCTACCAAAGCGATTGCTTGTAGTCCATCTACATCATCGGTTAGTTTGAATTCTATGAAAGGTAAGTCCATCTACCTATATATACCTATTGTGGCAAAAAGAGGAAATCTATTGTACTACGGTTGCTCTGCTGTAAACTCCATCCACGTTTCTTGATACGTTGCGTATATCTGTTTCAGTAACTATAACTTTCGTAGTCTGCGCTCCAGTATCTAAAAGTGGGCTTGTAAATCCTCTTGGCTGTAATCCAGCTAATCCACCACCAAGAGATTGATTGACTTGTGAGGTGTTAGGAGATTGAACCCCTTGTTCTCCACCTTTAAATTTAGTCTTTGCTATTGTAGCAATTTGTGCAGCACCAGCAGCAGCGACTAATGCACCAGTAGCAAAACCAGCAACACCACCTTGACCAAAAGCCTTAGTAACACCTTGTGCAGTATTCTGAATTGCTTGACCTATACTAACTGCTTTGTTAATCTGAAACGCTTTTTTCTGATCTTTCTCGTTTCCAGCAGCCAATGATTTTGCTATGCTTGTTATTGCACCTAAAGCAAGTTTTCTAAGTTCCTCTCTGTCTTTTTCTGCATCATCATCATCTTTTTTGATTTTATCATTCTTTGCCTTATTTGCTGCTACCGTTGCTTCAAGTACTGCTACATCTGCTTCTATATTCTTCTGTCTGCTTTCTTCTTTAAAAGTATCAAGTGCTATTTGTGCATCTATCTTGGCTTGTGTTTCGGCATTAGCATTATCTACAATTTGCTGAAGTCTTGCTTCCTCATCTTCTTGTCTTTGTAGTTCAATATCTCTTAACTTTTGAGCTTGTTCGACTTTATCTTCTATCTGCTGTGCATCAAATACTTGTCTTTGGTAAGCTAAGTCTGCTTCGGATTGGGCTAAAACCTTATCCATCTCCATACGTTCTCTATCTAACGCAAGGTCATTTGCTTTTTGCTCAGATCTTAATCCCTCGACTTGTGCTAACACTCCTTGCTTATTTGCAAGTGCTTCTATTAACGCAGTTTGTGTTTCAGTATTATCATTTGCTTCGACTGCTGCTTGGGCTGCTGCGACTTGTAGACTTGCTTGTGACAACATAGCCTTTTCTTGCTCATCTAAAACATTAAGTAACTCATCATTTGCTTTCTTACGTTCTGATAAACTATTTCGTTCCTCATCTCTGGTCTGTCTTAGTTTCTCAGCTTGTTGGTCATATTTCTCAATAAGCAAACCTTGTTGTGCTGCTGCAATAGCTGCCGAGTTTTTAAGTTCCGTATTTGCTTTTGCAAGCTCTACTGCACCTTTAATGCTAATCTCTTGCACACCTTCTACTGCACCACCAATAACGCTACCTACTTCAGTAACTGCTTTGCCTACATTATTAACTACACTTTTACCAGCTTCGACAGCTTCTTTTCCAGTTTCTTGTATTGATTCTTGTGTTGCTTTTATATCGGCTGTTAGTTGTTTTATTTTCTCTGGATCTTTACCACCAAAGAAAGACTGCTCCCACGCTAACTGAGATTGTTGTATTATTAATTTTATACTATCAAACGCAAGTTTTAAAGGAGTAACACCAATGGTCAATAAACCTTTCATAACAGCAGTTAATCCAGAAAATCCATTTGTTGCTTTGGATACAGATTCTACGGTATTGAATATAACAGAAAATACCTTTTCAAACAATATGCCAATAGTACCAAGAGCAGTACTAAGGGCATCCATTATTTTTTGATTTTTGGATATTGCATCATAGAATAATTTAATTGCACCAACGACAATACCTATACCTAATCCTTTAAGACCTACTCCGACAGCTTTTAATCCTTTAGAAAATATATTGCTACTTTGCCCAGCTTTTTTCTGAGCATCGGCTGTTTCTTCAAAACCTTTTTTGGTTTTAGATAACTCGCCATTCATATCTTCTATGGACTTTTCGGTATCTGTAACAACTTGGCTTAATGCTTTAAATTCATCGCTACTTTCTTCGCCTACATCTTCCAGTAGTTTTTTGGCTTCCTCTAATTGCTTGTTTAGATCTTCAATGCTCATATCTCCTTTCTGAAGATTAATCGCCAAGTCTAATGCTAATTTTTTATCTGCTGGCATATTATAGTTTAATTATTCGGTACACTAAGTTTATTATTAATTGAGTTCCTTCCTCAAAAGTCATTGCTGAATTAGTCGTTATTTTAAGCCCACTACCAAAGTGGATAGGGGTTGTATTGTGTGCTACTATTTCTAATAGGTCTGTATTGTTATCCGTATTGAAAAATGCACTTGGTATTTTAGCTAATAAGTGGGCAGAAGCATCATCTTCCACTATATCTACTTGATGCGTTCCACCAGTTGGAGCGTTACCATCTAACCTCACATAACCTCTCGTCACTTCGTAAAATTCATCATCTGGCAAAGGTGGCAATATGCTTAATTCTAACTCAAGATTGGTAAGTACATCATAAGGCAATACTATATATTCAAGTTTCTCTACAAACAAGCCATTAATATATGCTTCGTCTGACCTATTAGCTTCTACAAATGGACTATTTATCATTGCTACATTATCAGCCATAGCTTTGCTATTATTGCTACCTACTATTATATTATTTTTAGATACAATACTTTGTTCTACATTATCTGAAGCAACTATTGACCGAGTACCACCTTTTATATTATCTCCAAATTGTAATCTATCTTGTGCCTTACCACTATTGCCATTTGGAAATACAAGCATATCTCCAGTTGGTATAGGTGTATCGTCTGCGTAATCATCTATTCCCCCGTTTACAACTTTTACTTCTGGAACAAACGCATCTTTTGGCTCTACTTTTAAGAACATACATTTTGTTGTATCTTCAGACATTGCATCGAAGTCCTCTACTTTTAGCAATCTCCAGTAACTACCATCTATGTAGTAATTCTTTCTAAAATTTAGTTCTTGATAATCGTATGGTCTCAAAGCCAAATTACATTCAAGTATCTTACTATTCTTGTCTGTGATCTCCTCTATAAATTTCTTCCAATAAGTATTGTAAACATTATTATTAGAATAGGACAAAGTAAATTTATTTCCATAACTGAAGTCATAATATAGTTGTTTAGGTACAAACCAATTTAAGTCAAAAGTGGGGTTGTAAGGATTATCTAAATGCCCAGCATAAGGATATTGACTATATGCAGTTCCACCAAACAAAGGTAAACCAATAAACCATCTTTTCTGAGTATCAAGTAAACCACCCCAATATAATAATCGTATCTTGGCTGTTGCTTCAGCTGGTTGGTTATTCTTATCTACAAATTCAATAGACGAAATAACTCTGTCGCTTACTCCACTTCTTGTTTGTAATGGTGTTGGAGCAAATATGGTAGTTATAGTTTTATCTGCATTTAAAAAGTCGTTCTGAATATCTAAAGTAAGCTGACCATAAACCTCATCATTAACCTTATTGTAAGTATCGTTTAAATTATCTTTGTCCAACTGATCTTTAAATATAAACCTACCAGCATCTAACGACCCCATAGGTTTTATATTGTAGTTTTTAGACCTATCAACCAAATACTCTAAATTAACTCGTTCATCTGTTAAGAATCCATCCCTTGTTTCTATTATTAGTTTGTTTTCATCTATTGGGTCATAGTCAATATATAAATTAAATCTTTTAATTATGCTACTGAGTAAATCCGATTGTTTAATTTGCTTTGGTACTACCAAACGAGTATCTATTGTATCGCCAACTGAAATTTCTGTTTCCAGTAATTTACTACCAAATGTGCTGTCTGCGTTTAGTACAAAATCAAAGTCTGCAAAATTTGTTTCTTCATATCGTCTTGTGCCATTAAGTATGGTTATCCTTGACGAATAAGAAACTTTACCAACACATATAAAATATTCTCTACCACCAATAACATCAATTTCTCCACTTACGAAACTACCTACGTTATTTGTAATATCTGTGCTTGTACCAGATTGCAAAGGAGTTGTTAATGCGTTTTCAGTAAAGTCAAGCCTAAACATATCTTTTAAAGAATATGTACTGCCATTCCTTTCTACTAAATAACAATATAACTCTGCTATTAAATCATTACCAGTCCTATGAGCATTTAGAATAGCTGTTGTATTTTGTTGATTATCCGTATAGGTCATATCGAAGTTTAATAATCCTTGAAATGACATCTTGTTAGAATCAGTAGCAGTATATATACCAGTTGCCGAGCTGTATTCGTTTGTACAAGTATTATAAAAATCTTCAGAAAAACCAAACTCTGCTTCAGCACAAGACAATGCTTCCACTATTCCACCATCTGCTATTACTCTGCTTTCGTATCCAGCAAGGCTACTATCGTCATTAAATATTAATCTGCTATTGTCGCTGTTACTTAGGTCGCTAAGATCTTCGCAAGGTACTACTTGTTGGCTTGTTCTTTGTACATTAAACTCCTTGCATAATATAGCTGCATTATCAAGTAAGATTTTACCGCTACCATAAGGCACAATAAGTCGTTTGAATAAATCGCTATTAAAAAAGGTACTATCATAAGTATATCCAGCTTCGGTTAGTATAGTGTCAATATACTGCTTTAAATATATTGCTGGTTTAAAATCTCTTGTACTCCAAATATCGTAGTTTGTTCTACCACCTATGTCAATCATAGGATATACATAACCTTGCCCTATTGTAGCAGTCCAGCTATTAACAACATTCGTTTCTGTCCAAGTGTGGTCTAAGCTACTAAGGTCTAAATCTTGCAAATATTTATCTCGTATTTTCTCAAATAAGTTTCCTATTTTACCAGTAGCTTGTATTTCGTAGTTTATTAAACCATCTACATTACTAATCGCTTTTAATTGACAATACCCATCAATGGCAGTTATTCCGTCTTGGATTATTTGATAGCTTGTTTTTAAATTAGGGTTAAATGTTTGTAGGTCTATATTGACATCAAATGCGTGTTCAAAGATTTGATTAACAATTCTGTTTTCTGGTATCGTTATTGTCTTACTGAAGTCTGTTAAACGCTTCTGTGGGTTATTTACATCATACGCTTCTTTAGTCAAAGGTACAGCACCCTCATTATGTGGTATTGAATATCCAGCAATTATATGTTCTATTACCATTGTCGCTTATCGCTATTGTCAATCTCCATTTGTAGCTCCATACTATACACTTGACCATTTTCACTCTTAGCGTGTTCAAATGTATTTCCAGTTACATTTACTGAGACAAAGTTTGTGTCATATTTCCAATAAACCTCTGGAGACGAAAACAAGTCTTCTAAGGCAGTTACCTCAAAGTCCTTTAGTAATCTACTATTTAATCTATAATTGTCTCTTAAAGACGTATGAAATGACCTCTTACGTTGTGCATAGGTATTATGAGTTATGCTACTTGCTCCTATTGTGCGAGTATTGTATTTAGCAAAGTTCTTATTTATGCTTGTAGTTTGATTAGACTTACCACTAAACGTAAAACTATCATAACCACCTTTTCTATTTAACCAATGGAGCTCGTAATCTGTATAGGTATTTTCGCAGTCGTCTATTTCAAACATTATTGTTTTTGTAGCCCAAACATCTTCAGTAAAATTTAATATCCTTAAAGCATAGTATTTTACGTTTGTCATTACTGGAGTTGTACCCCAACTATGCGAAGCAATCTCTGAAGCACCAACATCAAGTGTATATAGCCCAGCAGTATTTGCAGCAGTCATTGTAGTTGATAATATTGTGCTAAATGTATCGTCCATAGTTTTCAAATATATTTTATAGGTATCGCTTAGATTCTGTCGCATAATCCAACTTGCTTGGTATTTCTGTGTAGATCTTACTTTAAGAAAATTATTAGACTTACCTAAATTAAACCACTCAGCATCTTGCTCAAATCCATTAAGAAACTCTTTGTCAGTTTCAGCAGAAGCATCTTCAATACTCCAGTTATAATAATCTTTTGTACTTCCAGATAAATCTGCCCACTCAATATACTTAGGTGACGAGTTCCAACTATCAAAAGTATTGCCACTTACTACACTACCTTGTAATGCTCCAGAGTAATATTCTTGAAAAGCTATTTTAAAGTCTTTTAAGGCACTTTGAGATATGTCGGTAGTATCTCCAGTTAGAATAGAATAATCGCTACTTACAAACGATTGTATGATATTTTGAATATCTGTTACAACTTGTGTAGCAGATGGAATTGTATTTAGCTGAAGCGTAGCAATCTTTGTGTTATCTCCAGTAGGGTCAGTAAATAAACTTGCTATTACCTTAAATCCACTTTGAGCAGTTTCCGTACTATTGACTAAATATTCAATAGGAGCAAAACTTGGCTCTGGTATATTGGTTGTCGGTTGGTCTTGAATTGTAAGTGCCATCTATACATATATACCAAATTAGATCTATAAATTTAGGGTAATAAAAAAACCCCCATTTCTGGAGGTTTAATTGTTTTAGGTTTTGGGTTATTTTTTAATGTTTTGAAATTGAACGAGGTCTAATGCCGAATTCATCTTCGAACCAGTTAGAGACTTGTTGTACTGATATAAAGTCTAAATCCAATTCCTCTGTCTTAATGTTTCCTAAACTGTTTGTGTAAGTAATTGTAAATGTGTTCATTTTGTTATTGTGTTAAATAAACCCCCCACCATATAATGAAGGGTTTGTGTTTGTTATTTGTACTGAGTTACAATTTTATAAGTTCCGTTTATAGTTTTAGCAAGACACTCCATTGATAATTTACTTTTTTTGTTATTGCAAAGTATTTGTTCTTTTACATCTCCATCTTTACTTAATACTATGTGATAAAAATTTGTGTTGTTCATTTTTGTTATTGTGTTTCTTATTATGGAGCAAATATAGTATAAAATATTAATACAAAAAATAAATTAATCAATTTTTATTATGCCTATAATATATGCAGCATATTGGTCAAGCAAACGCTTTTCAAAATCTAAGATCTTTTGGTCATTAATTACATTAGTATAGAAATTTGTTTTCTTCAGTCCATTCTCGTATATGCTTCTCGCTATTACAAATGCTATGGAGTTCCTAATATCCTCATCGTCTCTACGTTTACCAGACTTTGTATTGCTTGTTTTTGCTGGATCTATTGCCCTATTACGCATAAACTTTCTAATAGCTGAGATAGGTGGCATTTTATCTGTGTACTTGAAGCGACTAATTCCAGTATTGTTTTTTGCTCCACTTACACCCTCATCAATATATTGGTAATAATCTGGCATTGATATCTGCACCTTAAATCCAGTCGAGGTTAATGTTATTGGCTTTGTATTCATAGCACCTATGCTTTGTGCTGTATTACCACTCGCATATCTACCTACATCTATTAAAGACTGCACCAAGTCATCTACTATGGTTTGCCAATAATCAGTTAAGCTGTTGTATAATTTACTTTGTTGTTCTGTCATAATCTTGTTTTTCTACCATATAAGCCCACCAATTCAGAAACTCTATTGCACCTAATTTAGTTGCTTTGTTAATACTTATGTTATGTAAATCTGCCATTGCTGAAATTATGCTGAATAATCCCCACCGATGCCCAAAATCTGCTTTGTCGTCTCCAACGTCTCCACCATCCACTTGCTCAAAGAGTCCTCGGAATCGTTCAAGTAATCGTTCCAGAGATTCCAAAAAAAAACAAAGACATTCCAAACTTCTTCTAAATTTACTTGCTTTATTATCTCAGCCCTTTCGTGCAACGTTAAATCATCGTCCCCATATTCTTTACTCTTTGGTCTGCTCATAGCAGATAGAAGCAAGTGCATTACTTTTACAGCTTCGCCTTGGTGTTTACTTCTTATATTAATAATATCCAATAACTGACCACTCGTTAGTTTATCTGGCTTATGTTCTAAGTGGTATTCCGTACCATTGAGAAAGATTTTATTTTTAATCCTAATTTTCTCCAGTAACCTAACATTGAATTCTCCTAATTCATCAACTATTTTTTTAAATTCCGACATCTTAATTTTAGATGCTTCTTCGTAGGTTATATTCTTTATTGCAGCTACTGAATAAATGTTCTGTTCTACCATAGACAAATTTTCGTCTATTGCGTTTATGTCTTGGTATTGACCAACGGTCAAATTATATAACGGTGTATGTGCCATATCCTTTCTTACTAAATTTATGCATTATTAAATATCTAAGAGCATCTATTGCGTGGTTATCTGAATCAATAGGCACATTTAATGTATTGCCATTCTTATCTACTTTCCACCTATACTGCTCAAGTTCTTTTATTAAATTGGTGCTTGACGAATTTACATTAATTTTATAACCTTTCAAAAGATTAATTCCAAACATTACTGAATCTTTGCCTTTTTTAACTCCGTCTATTGTCCAATTTCTTCTTCTTAGTTCTTCAATACTTTTTGGCTCTGCTGAGTCTGCCACTATTAAAGCACCCTTGCTAACTCCAAGTGCTTCCATTCTATCGCTTATGTCTTGATTGGTTAATCCAGTTTCGTATATTAGTTCCTTAATCCAAAGATCTCCATCTTGCATACGCACCTCTATTAGTGTACTCGGATCATTTGAAAAACCAAAATCTATTCCATATCCAATTAGTTTCTTATCTTCAAAACTATCATTCACAACAAACCACTTCTTCAGTACAAGACCTTCTATCCTTCCAGTAATACCTCTTGCATATACTTTCCATAAACTCTCGTCTCGTTCTTTTAATGCTTCTATCTTTTCTCGTATCTTATCATTAAGAAAAGGGTTATGCCTATGGTCTGAAATTATTAACTCAGTAGTTTCTAGTGGTATTATTTTCTCGTGTACCCAAAAGCTCGTATCTGGGTTATAATCTATATAAACTTGCTTTCTTGTTCTCAGCGATAACTGCTCGTACATATTGTAAGG